ATCGTAGCCATAGCGGCGCTGGTGGCCATCATTATCCATCTGTGGAAGACCAACGAGGGTTTCAGGAGCGCGGTGATGGCTATATGGGACGGTATTAAGACCGCGGCCGCGAATATGGCCGCCGGGATTAAAAGCGCCTTTGACAACATCAGAAACTGGATCAGCGGCCTTGTGGCAAGCGGTGTGCGCTTGGCTGAGAACCTGGCAGGGGGCATCACCAGGGCGCTGAGCGCCTTGACGGGCAATATCCGCAATGCCCTGAACCAGGCGCTCTCAATCATTACAGGCCTTGGGCAAAGCTTTTTTAACGCCGGGCGCAACCTGATCGCCAGTATCGCGAGCGGCATCACCAGCGCTGCCGCCAGAGTCGCCGACAGCGTCAAAAGCGTCGTGGCCAGGGTCAGGTCTTTCCTGCCCTTTTCCCCAGCCAAGGAGGGCCCGCTAAAGGACTTGGACAAGTTGGACTTCAGCGGCCCGTTGATAGAGAGCATCAAAAAAGCTATCCCCAAGGCGGAGCGGATGCTTGGCAGCCTGCTGGAATTAAGCCTTCCCGCGTTGACATTGCCGCCGGAGCCACAGGGGCAGCCGGCGGTGGCGGGAGCATACGGCCAAAGCGGCCCGCTGGTGGTGGTGGAAAACATGAGCGTGCGCTCGGGAACAGACATTGAGGAGATCAGCCGCAGGCTGTACCGCTATATCGAAGCGGCTAACCGGGGAAGGGGGAGATTGTAATGGGAGACTTCTCGTTTGCCGGGGAACACTGCGGCAGTTACTCCGTTTATCTCCTGCGCTCCCCTCTCTCCATTTTCCCTGGAGTGCGGGAAAAGGTGATCGTCATGCCGGGCAGGCATGGCGTCCTCAGGATGCCGCCTGACTTTGAAACGCGTGTGCTCAGCTTAGACTGCTGGCTTAAAATCGCGTCATATGACAAGCTCTATCAGCAGCTGGACCGGCTGCGCTCCTGGCTGAACCCGATGCGGGGCGCGCAGCGGCTGGTCTTTGACGACTCGCCGGACAGGTACTATCTGGCCACCTGGACAGATTCAGATCTGCAGATGCAGGCGACGGCAAGCCAGGGGCTATTTACGCTGCGGATGGCCTGCGACGATCCTTTTGCCTACGACCTCGCGCCGGACGAGCTGCTCATAACGACAAGCCCATACACCCACTACCAGCGAGGGACGGCGCCGTCAGACCCTCTCTTTTTGCTGCAGGGAATATCGGGCGGCGGCAGCCAGTTTCTGACGGTCAGAGTCAATGATGAGCAGTTCACCTACCGGGGAGCGCTCTCCGCAGGGGAGCGGCTGGAAGTCGATTGCCGGCAAAAGACGGCCGTTCTCGTGCGGGGACAGTCCAGGGAAAAAGCTTTGCACCTGCTGGAGCGGCCAAGCTTTCCCCAGCTGACGCCGGGGACTAACACTATTCAAGTGGTTGCGGCAGGGGGCGCGTCCTGGTCAAGGTTGGAGATAAACTGCCGCAACCGCTGGCTGTAAAGGAGGGATACTGTGGCTAAGACGCCATTTAAAAGAGTAACAAGCAGAGAGATCTACGGAGCGGACATATCCGGGCTGCAGGACGCGGTCAACAAACTGGAAACAGTGCTGGAGATGGACGTGGCCAGCATAGAAAGCCATACGCTTTTCCCCGTGGAAGACCAGCCGGAGGAAACCCTGCACCGGCGGATTTATGAGGGGGATATCCGCAACTGGCTGGAAAGCCCCGTGCCTGTGGTCAGGCGCAACGGCGCAATCGTTCCCGCGGGGGAATATGTCCTGTATGCGGCGCAGGGCATGGTCGTCTTCCATGAACAGCAACCTCCCGGCATAACAGTCACGGCGGATTTTTCTTATGTGCGCGACAGCTCGCCCTTTAGCGGTCACGTGGGTGCGGGCGGCACAGCCCACGTTGCCGCGACGGCTGAGGCGGCCGGGTTTTTGACGGCGGGCGACAAGCTGCGGCTGAACGCACTGGACTTTCTCCGTTACCGGCGGCTCGGTCTATACCATGCCGGTATCACCGCCGCCGGTATGGCCCCCTTAACCACTTCGGCCAACAACATTGATCTTTTGCCGTTTTATGTGCCGGTCGCCCAGTCTTTTGACCGCGTCGCCGTCAATGTCACTACCGCCGCCGCGGGAAGCGCACGGCTTGGGGTATACGCCGACAGCGGCGCAATCTATCCGGGCGCGCTGATCCTTGACGCCGGGGTAGTGACCACGGGGACGACGGGCATCAGGTGGCTGGAGGCGAATTTATCGTTTCTGCCCGGCCTTTATTGGCTGGCACGCCTGCAGGACGCCGCGCCAAGCTTGCAGGGCCTTGCCAGCACGGGTATGCTGGCGCTGGGCAGCGAGGATTTAGGGGCGGCCTGGATTACCGGCTACCGCTTGGCTAGGCCCTACGCTGACGGCTTACCCACCGCCTTTCCATTAGGCGCTGTACAGATCACCGGGGCTAGGCCGGCTGTTTTCCTAAGGAGGGCGTAACAGTGTATAACACCGGCAGACGGTATAACACCGGCCATCTTTACAATCGAATCCTTCTCCCCTGGCATCCGGTCTCTTGGTATGACCGGCTGGGCTTCGCCGTGCCTGTCGTCGTCAACAAGCAGATGGAGCCGGTCGCCCTCCTGCACGACGCCTATGAGATCATCGTGCACCAGACCCTAGGCAGCGAAGACCGGCTGGAGTTCAAGCTGCCTGTAAAGCCCGGCGCGGAAGCTTTGGAAACGGGGACGACACTTGACCTGGCGGGGAGCGTTTACCGGGTGATGGTCCTTGCCAACGAGGAGGATGATGCGGGGGCAAGGTACTGGCAGGTTGAAGCTTGGGCGCTGTGGTACGATTTACTGAAAGCTCCGGATGCGCCCGCGCGGGAATGGGAAAATGCCGTAGCGGCGGAGGTGCTCAGCCTTCTATTATCAGGTACGGGCTGGCAGGCGGGGGACTCTCCTGCATCCTCCATTCGGCCCTTCGTTTTCCGGGGCGGCTGCAACCGCCTGGAAGCGCTGCGGGAGATGGAGCGCATCTTTCAAGTGGAGTTGGATTTTCAGACGAAACAAAAGACGGTGTCTCTCCGGGACGCCGCGGGAGAAGAACGCAACGTTTTCTTTTTGCGGGGGAAAAACCTGCGCCGAGCGCAAGAGGAAAGAAATGCCATCGAACAGGTGACCAGGGTCTATCCCCGGGGCAGGGGCGGCTTGACTATCGCCACGGTGAATAACGGCGTCCCCTATCTGGATGTGGAGAGCGGCTACGATCCACCTCCCTCCGCTGTTTTGGCCGCCGAGGAATTCACCGACCCCAACCAGCTGAAAGAATATGCCCAGGCGTATCTTTTAGCCTTAAGCCAGGCGCAGGTAAGCTATGAGTGCGGCATTGTCGACCTCTCCGCCCTGGCGGGTTATGAGGGGGAAAAGGTAAGCCTGGGGGACGTGGTGACGGTTTACGATGAGGATTCCGGCATCTATGTCAAGACAAGGGTCATGCGCATGCGCTATTTTGTGGAGGAGCCTTGGCGGAGTGAAATCGAGCTGGCGGCTGTCCGCAAAGACCTCTCGGAGACGCTCAGCCAGGTTAAGCATTCCGTGGCTTTGTTTGATACGGCGGATATGGTGGACAAAAAAGATATCGAGCAGCTCTCTGTCTTTAACCTGCTCTTAAATTCCAGGGCGGAGAGCGGTACCGCTTACTGGATAAACGACGGCTGGACGGTGGACGGCACGCAAGGCTATTCGGGCGGTGCGTCTTTTAAAGCTGTGGGCGCGCTGGGCGTATCCAAGACACTGACGCAAACTGTGCATCCCGCCCACCGGGACAGCTATGTGTTAAGCTTGCGGGCGGCCCTGGAGAATATTCAGCTGGGGCCAAACGGCAAGGTCGGGGTTGAAATAGTCATCCATTACGAGGACGGGAGCAGCGAAACACAGTTTGTTTCCCTGGTCCTGGGGTAAGGAGCAAACGCTATGGCATTTTTTGAGTCTTATCTAAAGTCTATGTCCCCAACCAAAAAGGTTGAGAGAATCGAAGTGCGCCTTTGCCTGGAGGATGCCAGCGGCCAGGTCAATGTCGCCGACATCGTGCTGCAGGGCGGCAGGCTGGCTACGCTGTGGAACGGCCACCCCGCGGAGCTTCGCTTCTCCTTTGAGTAGGTGAGGAAAATGAAACGTTACTTGTTTCTTTTTGCGCCGGAAGAAGGAAAGCGGGTGGCAAGTATCCGGGCCCAAGCGGTAATGTCTGATGCCGCCGGCTCTTTTTTGTTTACGGACGTGATGCTCCAAGAAGGAAAGCGTTTAACCGGCTACTCCCAAAACAGCAAGGAGATGCTGCAAAAACTGCGGGAAAACGCCAGCCCGGCTCAGCCAAAACACTACAACGCCGTGGTGCGGGGCGCTAAAACCTTGATTGTTCCCAACCGCGGCGCCTACTGGGCGGTGGAGCCGGGGGCGGTAATTGTGCCCACGGCCCTGGACTTTCGCCTAAGGGCAAAGGAAAACTTAAACAAAGGCATCGCCTTGGGCCAAGACCGGCTGACAAGGCTTTTTTATTTTCCGCAAGTCTTGGCGAGCAACCAGGAGTTAGAGCTTATCGGCACTGAGCGGCAAGTACTGCAAAACGGCAGTCCCGTTCAGTTTAGAGGCCGGTTCCTCTATGCCGCTTGGGGGAATCCCCGCTTCCCGGTTGCTCTCCTGGGGCTGGACGAGGGACAGGCTGCTTTGCGGCCGGAGCCTTCGGCCAGGGTGCTCGTCGAGCTGCAGGAATGGCAGCTCTCGGAAGGAGGGAAACGGATATGAGCGGTATGCGGCAGGAAGGCCGGGGCTTCATGACCTGGTCATTTTTAAAGACTAGCCGGGCAAGGCAGGAGTGGCGGGATTACGGCGACAGGTTAACCCACATGGGGCTGTTTGATTTTCTGGTACCTGACAACACCGGGCGGATTACCGGCACTATCCCCACAGCAGATTTGGAAAGGGTAGCACGCTGGCCGCATATCACCCATTTGCTGACGGTCAGAAACGACGGCATCCTTTCCCGCTTTCGGGCCATTGTAGAGAACACCAACGGGGCGCAGGACTTATTTATCAGTGAGCTGCACCGCATTTTAGATATGTATCCCTTCGCCGCCGGGGTGGATATCGACCTGGAAAAAGGGCCGAACGACAACCAGGACGGCGTGGTGGCCCTGGCGAAGCGCATCTACGAAAGCATCAAGAGCCGCCCGTCCCAGCGCTATGTGCATTGGGACTTGCCTCCCATGACCGGGGACGGCGCTCCGTCCTGGGAACGCTGGTGCGATTACCGCCGGATGGAGCCTTACTTTGATACCTGTGTGATCATGAGCTATGCCTTTGCCTGGGCGGGCAGCGCTCCCGGACCCATCAGCCCGGTGTGGTGGATGGAAGAAATCTATGACTACGCAGTAACGCGAATACCGAAAAAGAAAATCTTTCTCGGCATCCCCGGCTTCGGCTTCAACTGGCGTATTGACCGCAGGCCGACGGGCTACCGGGGCAGCGGCGGCACCTTCCTCGCCTGGCTTGGCTGGCAGCAGGGGGATTTTACATTTCATGAGCTGCAGCCACGCCTCCCCTTTGTCGGGTTTCTGGATGAGGACAGCCAAAGCCCATACCTTCTCCTGCACATCTACGATTACCAGGAAGGGATGGACGCGACGCAGGCTACAAGCCCCATTTTCAAGGTTTCCGGCCAGGCGGGCCGAGTCAGGCGCAACTACATGGTCGCCTATGAAAAAGAGCCGCGCTATGAGTTTACCGGGCAGGTTGCGGACAGGACAGGCAGCGGCTTTGACGAGGTTTCCGGCGCTATGACGGTAGGCAGCGGCTGGATTTCCCCCAGGGCGCCCCAGCTTCTCCCCGTCCCGCCGGGTTCGCCTCCCGGGACTCAACCTTTACCGGAAGAAGAGGGCTTAGCCCTTTTTTCTTTTTCCGTCCCCCAGTCGGGGGAATATGACCTGGCGGCAAGGGTGAATTGCCCCTGGTGGAACCGTCAGGTTTTGCAGCTGCGCCTAAACGGGACACCGGTACAAATCGGGCCGTTTCCCGACTGGTATCCCCTCCATCGCCGCACCCACTGGCTAAAAGTCGGGCGGTTTCATCTAGACGCCGGAAGCCACACCTTAGAGGTACACGGAGCGGGCAGTCAGTACGGTACCCAGTTCTGGGGCTTTAGGGTCTGCTCGCAGTTCAGCTTCAGCATGACCGGCGGCGAGGCAACTTTCAATCTCACGCCAAGGAGACTAAAAGACGTAAACGGTACCCTCGTGCTGCCGGAGCGGTTTATCCTTACCCCTGAGGTGCTGCGAAGCGCCCCGGAGCACGCCTGGGTCTGGTATGACGACTTTAGGGACAACACGCTGGCTTTCTACAACCGCAGCGGCGGGGCCTGGAGCATGGATACAGATCCGGCAAGGCGGGTGTTAATCCAGTCAGACCAGGCAAGCGCAGACGCTCAGGCGCACCTCTCTTATTACGGGTTTGGCGACCTGAACATCAGGGCCAGGCTGCGCATGACGGCGGGAAGCGGCACAATGGGCGTGGTTTTCAAAGCTCAGAGAGCAAATGATCTATTTCTGTTCCTGCTGCGGCGCGGCACGCAGACGGCGGAACTTTGGCAAAGGACTGGTGGGACATGGACAAGGCTGCAGCCGGACGTGGCACAAAGTGTGAGATTAAACACGTGGTACACGCTGCGGGTAAGAACACGCGGGAGTGAGTTGCACTGCTGGGTGGGTACCACGCGGGTCTTTGCCCTGTCTGCGTCCCTGCCGACCCTGGGCGGCTTTGGGTTGCGTACCAGCGGCGCGACCTGTGAGTGCGGCCTGCTGGATGCGGGAGACACCTATACTTTTGTGCCGCAGGAGGCCATAGATGTGACGCTGCCGGGCGGCCATAACCAGACACTGGGGCGTATCCCGCGTACCGGCGTGACATGGCTTGAACACTGGGACTATTTCCGCTTTGAAGGCCCCGGGGAAGAATCGGCAACCAGGCAGGAAAGCATCTCCACAGATTTTGACTATCTGCACACCGACTCTTTCGCGGCTTTTGACAGCGACACGGCTGTTGCCTTCCGGCTGCGCGACCGGGGGCTGTGGCTTACGCAACTTTTCCTAGGAGACGCAAGAGGGTTCTCCATCGCCCATTACTCCGATGCCGAGCATTTCGACATGCTGGCCAACCTCGCAAAGCACAGATGGAGGTTAAAAGGAGTCGGGTTGTGGGCGCTCGGGCATCAGGACCCGCTCATATTTCGATTGCGTTCAGGAGTCATTTAGGCGCACTTGCGAAGATTAACCCCGGACACGGGGAAAGGGGGCAACTTTCAATGAAAGTATTCTGGAACTGGGTACAGGCGGCATTCGCCGCTATTGGCGGCTTTCTCGGCTGGTTCCTCGGCGGTCTGGACGGGTTTCTCTACGCCCTGATCGCCTTTGTGGTTATCGACTATCTGACCGGCGTCATGTGTGCAATTGCCGACAAAAAGCTCTCCAGTGAAATCGGCGCGAAGGGCATCTTCAAAAAGGTACTCATCTTTGTGCTGGTGGGTGTAGGGCATATCGTTGACAGTCAGGTGATTGGCGACGGCGGCGCGATCCGGACGGCGATAATTTTCTTTTATTTGAGCAATGAAGGCATATCC